GCTCTTAATTTAGCTAAATCTTCATTTTGTTGTAGTTTTTGACTGTCCGTCGACTGATTCATCATAGCTTTCATCTTATCAAGATTGATTCTTTCATTGCTCTCTTGTCTTTTTCTATCATTTTCTTGAGCCTGAAGATCTAATTCTCTAGATTTAAGTTTAGCAATCGGATCATTATCAAATTGTGATGTAATTTTCTTTTCTTCATTCAAAAACTCTTCCATCATCTCAGCAATTAAGACTGCTTTTCTTGATTCAACTTTTTCCGTAAGCATTCTTATTTGAATTTGCATTTGTGGGTTTTGCATTGCTTGTGGATTTTGTTGCATCTGTTGTAATTGTTGAATTTCATTTCTAAATTCTATTTCAACTTGTTCTTGTGACATTAAAGAAATGTGTTCAAAACAATTTTTCTCTAATGAAGCCATAATCACAGGAGCATTTCTTGCCATATTAGTTGCCATAAAATTTAAATGCGCAGTTATATGTGCTCTATGATCTTGTCCTGGAAAAGCTTGGAATGGTTTCCCTGCGAGAGCATCAATGTGTTCTAGCGCAGGGTCCTTTGGTGTGGGTTGATCTGGTTTTATTAAAATTCTATCAATATCTCTAATACCTAATGCTGAATACATAGTTCTATAAACTTCATACATGTTATGTATTCCAGGATTAGCCATTGCAAGTTGTAGTTCTGTTTGTGCAATAGATATTCTTTGTGTTTGTGAAAATATATTTGGATCAGCAACTGGAATGATATCTACTTTATCATCAAAATCTGTTTGTTTAATTGTTCTTTGTCCACCAACAACATCATATGGATATTCCGGAGGTAAATATAATTTAAATACGTTTGCTAATAATTTAAATTCTTCTTTCATTGAGGCATATATTCTTTTGTGAATTGCAGACATTGTTCTGCTTCCTCTTTCCAGCAAAGCCACGGTCGTGCCCACTGCTGCTTGCTGATTCCCATCCCCTACTTGCATGTCCGCTATCGAAGCAAAGCGTTGACCTGCTTGAACCACGACCCCCATTAAAGCTAATAAAGTTTGCGAAGGTTCTTTGTATGGTAAAGTCATAAATGCATCTTTTAGATTTCCTCCTGGTGCATCTACGTCTCTCCATTCACCCGGTTGAATAGATTGAGCATCATCTCTAATTCTAATTCCTCTTTGTTTAAATCCTGCTGGTAAATTAGATAATGTTCCTGCATCTAATAATTGTCTTAAAGCTTGAGTTGCAGTACGTGACAATCCACCAATCATTTGAATTAGACCATTACCATAGAAACCAAATCCTGGTAAAAATTTAAAATGTACAAAGTAATTAATTTTTTTCTTTAATGGATCGGCTTGATTATAATTTCTTCTAATAGATAAAACTTCTCTAGATCCTTCTTCAATAGTTACAATATATGGAAGTTTAATTCCTGTGGGCTCACCAGTCTGTGGATTCATATCTTCAAATCCTTCCAGATCTAAATTAACATGACATTCATAAAGTGTAAAAACATCTTCATTTTGACCACTCATAGTTACACCTTCTAATTGTCTTTCTTTAGATTTAACATCACCGTCTTGTGTTAAATCATCAGAAGCTTCTAATTCTATGTCTCTATAAAAACCTGATATCTGTTGTTTACGTAATTCATTTTCTGAAATTTTAATTACATGAACAACTGCTTCTGCATCATCAATACTATTTGCTGTGTATGGAACAACAATGTCTTGAGCTTGAATAAATTTTGATACTGCTCTTCCAAGAATTTCATCGTAATAAACTTTTTTAAAAGTAGATCCTGATAATGGTAAGTAAAATAACATTTGATCAAATTCAGGTTCATATTCTTTCATGATATCCATGATTTGATAATTCATAAATTCAGAAACTCTATCTGCTTGATCTTGAATCTCTGGTGTGTCTAATCCAATTACTTGAGTTCGCACCGGTCCTTCTGCTGGTAATAATTCTTTATAAGCTAAAGCTTGAAATTGAGTTACTGCTTCTGCTAAAACTGGATGTGTTGCACTTGATGCGCCTTGAAATGGTTCTGTTCTTGATTCGTATTTAAATCCTAATAAATCTAATCCTTGAGTATAGGCTTTTTCCCAATCAGCTCTTGAGTCTTTGTAAGATTGTGTATCTTGATAAAGTTCTGAACCTAATCTTCCAAGTTCTTGTTCATCAATAACTTCGGCAAGGTTTGCTCCAAACTCTGTACCTGCTGATAAATTTTTCTTTGGATCAAAATCTATATCAACACTACCATCTTCGTTTTCTATAACTTCAGTTGGTCCCGCAGGAGTTTCTTCAACAGATTGTGCAATCTGTTCTACTTCTAATTCTCCAGGTGTTAATTGATCAGCTACGTTTGGTAGCGACTTGTCTATTTCTGCCATTTGTAATTTTCTCCGATTTCACTGTTCTAACAGTATTATAGTTAATATTCAAGCCCTGTGGGTTTGGCCCTCTTAAAGGTGGTACGGTTCTTGTTAATCTTTTTGGTTTAATCATTTTTTAACCTTTCCTCCTTTAGCGTATTTATATCCAAATCTAAGAGTTATGCTCTTATCTCCCATTTGATCTTTAAGACCGGTAATTCCTAAATCTAATCCATCTTTTTCATAAGTATATCCTGCTCCTAAATATTGAGGGGTTTTATCAATCATAAATTTTCCAACATTTCCTTCTGGAGTATAAGATGCTCCATATTTAAAATCTGTGTCTCCTTGAAATGGATTAATTCCTTTAGAAGCATAGAAATCTATGTTTCCTTTTCTATAACCTGCTTCTGGTCTCGTGTCAGACAATAAAGAAGAAAAAACTTGTTTTAATTCTCGCATACCCCCAGATGAAATTGGTTTACCTGTCCTAGGATCTACTGGAATTGGTCTTTGTTCTTCTCTAGTTCTAAAATATAATCCATCTATTCCTTCTTTTCCTTCTTTTAAAACATTAGTTCCAGATACTTCTTTTTCATTTAACGGCGGAATATATAAATCACTTTCGGGATCATCAGATCCACTTGCAAATTTAACTCTTCCACCTTTTGCAAGATTTAATTCCTCTTGTGTATATTCTGGAAAAGCAATTGGTCCTAACATTAAACGTTGTTTAGGAACTATTTTTGGTTCCGGTGCTATCGTTGTTTCTTGTTCATATAAATTTTTTAAATCAGGATTTAAATTTAAAATTTCACTTACTTTATTTTGAATTAAATTTTTATACTCTTCTGAAGTTGCTGTAGTTGGAACCTCTGTGTCACTAATATTTGGTGTAACTGATTTTCTAACTTCATATTCTGCTCTGTTTCGAATTCTATCTTGTAAAGATTTTTCTGATGCATATTTATCTATTTGTTTATCTGCAAATTCAAAATATTCTGGTTTATCTAATAAAGATTCTAAAAAAGGTTTATCTTCAACAAACTTTTCATATGTTGCAACTGGAAGTTTTCTAAAAATTAAATCTCCAAAATTAAGAAGATCTTGTGTTGAACCTTTATAAGCTCCTGCTGCGATTGTCTCAAGATCACCTAATCCTTTTTCTTTAAATTCATCAGCATAAAGTGCAACACCAAGTAAGGCATTAATTGGAGTACCTGTTATGGCGGAAAGTTTAGCAGTTGTTTTTAAAAGATTAGGAGTTGATTTAGATAAGCTTTGACCTACACTAGTTTCTAAAAAATTTCCAATTCCAGTTGGATCAAAAGATAATTTATTACTCATACGTGCTGCTAAAGAAGGTTCATTAAATGTATCTACTATGGGTCCAGCAACATCTTTAAATTTTCCAATTGGATCTGCTATTTGTTTATAACCTATTCCTTTTGTTTTAAAAGTTCCTTCAGGAACATTAGGTTGTAAGGTAATTTTTAATTCTTTTGCTTTTTCAACAATGTCTGTAATTTTATCACTAGTTGGATTATTTTGAATAAATTTTTCTGCAGCATCTTTAAATCCACCTGTTCTATTATAAGGACCTAAAATTAAATTTCTATTGTAAGGTAGATTTTTTCCTCTTCCTTCTTTATAAATATCTCTTTGATGATCAATTTCAAATAAACCTCTTTCCTTTAAATATTTTTCATTAATAGTTGTAGGAACTTTAATAATATCTCCTTCTTTAGAAATAGTGATTGAAAGTTTATCCATTAAATCTTTATTATTTAAAATTAAATTTGGGTTTTTTCTAATAACTTGATTTATACTTCTTTGAAGTTTTCTTTGTTCTAAATTTATTTCTGCTTCTCTTGGACTAAGAGAGACATCTTTTTCTTTTAATCTTTTAAGATCTCTTCGTTCTGCTTTACGTGATAAATCGTATTCTCTTTTTTCAGGGTCTAAACTTCTTTTTAATTTTTTATTTTTATTTATATTTTTAAGTAATTTTTCTTCAAATCCTTCAATAGATTGTGCTGCTTCTGTTCTTGCTCTTCTTTGTTCTGCAGATAACCCTGTTCCTGTTGCAGGTTTAATATATTCAGGTTTATAATTAGGATCATTAGTCATTTTTTTATAGTCTTCTAAATATTGCTCAAAACTAATAGATCCTGGTTTTAAATCTCCTTTTTTAATTTTATATCTTTGATTAGGAGTTAATTCTTTAAAATCTTTACCATATATTTTTTTTGCTATTTCTATTTGTTCTGGACTAATGCTACCTTCTGCAAATTCAACTCTTCCACCTTCATTAAATTCTTGCACAGTTCCTAGTCCCTCGCCGCTCGTCTCTTGCATCGGGAGTGGAGTTACGGGTGTCTGGATACGGGTTCTTGCTAATTCAATATCTTGAGTAGTAACAGGTTTTCTAATGAGATAATCCATTACCTCTTTTCTTTTATAATTACTCATTTATAATCCCATCAAGTAATTTAATCCTATTGAACCACCTTTAGCTTGTTTTGTTCTTGTAGTGTTTTTAATAATATTAATAATTTCTTCAGGGGCTATTCCTTTTTGTTGCATCTGTATAGCTTCATCAATTGATGCAAGTACTTCTGCTTTTCTTTGTGGGTTATTATCAACTAAAATTTGTTGTAAAAGATTATCATCAATTACATTTCCATATTTTTGTTTTATTGATTCCATTTCTAAAAATTTATCATAGTCTTTACTACTAGATGGATCTAATCCAAGTTCTATCATCTTATTTGTTTTTTGAATTCCTTCTTGTTTAGCTTGATTCATTTCATTTGATATTGACATTTGATTTTGTTTTTTAATCATTCTTACATCATCTACATAAGCTAAAGCTTTTTTATAAAGATCAGATTGTTCTTTTTGAGATAAACTAAAATAATCTTTGCCTTTCATTTCAGCCATAGATTCTGCAATCATATCAGGTGCAATCTTATCATTTATATCTACATTAAAAATTTGATCATGTGCTTTAAAAGCTTCTTTATGTTTAGCTTTTAAATCATCAACTTTTGAAATAACATTTAATAATTTTTTTCCACTTCCAATTTTAAAACCTATTCTTCCACCGTCAGCATAACCTTTAGATGGTTTCATACCTGTTAAATAATCAAGACCCATAGCTGGTGTTCCGTAAGCATAACCAATTCTTCCACCATCAGCTTTACCTTCTGGTTCTGTAGGTTTTTTTCTAAATGGAATAATTTCTGCTTGTGGCGCTTCTTCTACTTTAGAAGAAATACCTTTAGCTTCTAAAGCTTTTGCAATTTCATCATTTCTATCTTTTAATCTATTATATTCAGGATAAGTAATTAAAGTTCCACCTTCATCATCTGTTAATAATAGTCTATCTTGATTTGCATTATACTCATCTATTAAATCATCTATGCTTGTTCTCTTAGTTGCCTCTGCTTTAAAGTCAGATACTTTAGCTGGTTTATTAATTCCAAATTCTTGTTCTGCTTTTCTACCTTCTTCTATTGATACAGATCCTGGTAATCTATTTTCATCTGGTTCAAATTTAAATTTAGATCTTGCTAATTTTTCTGCTTCCACTTCTGTTTTTAAACCTCTAAGATTTGGAATCAAACTATCTAATTGTTCCAAAGCTCCTTCACCATAAATCTGTCTAAATGGATCTAAAGGTTCTCCCATATTGATTGCTTCTGAAACAGTTATGTTTTTAATTTTTCCTGCCTTAATATCATTAATTAAAATTTGTCTTGCTGCTGCTCTAACTAAACCTTCATCGTTTAATCTTGACATAGATTGTTGTGATGCTCTAAGATCATTTAATACATCTGTAAGAGTTATTTTTTCTCCAGTTACTTTTTCTAATTCTTTACCTTTTTGTTTTAGCTCTTCAACTTTTGATTCAAGCGCTGTAATACCTGAAGAAACATTTTCTTTTTGTATTAAACCAGAGTCCTCAAGTTTGTTTTTTAATCTTCTTAAATTTCCTTCA